AGGGCTACCCAACAGCATGAGGCCCTTTACAGAACTAGAGCAAGTCGGACTAACTCAAAAGTTTGAGGCGATCCAATGGGGTACTCCAACAACAGCGTTCGAAGCGCTTAGGGAAAGCTTAGACAATAGATTTTATTTTAATTAACCCGCTTAGGGTTTCATACTCACGACGGGGCTAAACCCCTCGGTGGGGATGTGGGTAAAGGATGAAAGATTATGCTGGAAGCCCACATTTTATAATCATGGAATGCAGTAATTTTAAGAAGAAAGTGCCTCAGAAGCGGGGGCCTAAGCCTCAAGCAGTAACCACAAAAGCAAAAAACAAGAAAGCCAAAAAAGAAGCCCAAAGCAAAACACTCAAATAATCATTCATTTTTTAATGCTTTCAACTCCTTAATTCTTTGTAACGAAAGTTCCGGATCCGGCTCCTGTAATGCCCCGCCTGCGACGACTCTTTTGGCATCAAAAATCTCTTGCTCTAATTCTAGCATATCGACTTGAATATCTATGAGTTCCCCACTCCTACGTACTGCAGGGCTTAGGATAGCCTCTCTCTTTAAGATTGTTAGATCTGCGTTAAGTTCTGCCTCCATTACCCGAAGTGCCTTAAAGGCCTCGTCTGGGTCCATAGAGCCCTCCTTAACTAGACTCCCTATTTTAGTCGCCATTTGATTTCTAGCCTCTAGTGACGATTGAACATTTTGGACTACTTCCCCCCTGTCTCCTGTTATTCCTGTAATTAATGGCCCGACAATTATCACACCCTCAACAACTTCCCCTACTCCCTTAACTCCCAAAATTCCCGCCCCTGCTGCATCTTGTACTAAGTTGGCGATTTTCTGTTTAAAGCCTGCGTTTTCTACCGCTCCAAATTGTACGAGTCTTTGCTCTACTAACTCAGTTCCGGCCTCTGTAAGTACTTGATTAGCACCCTCCTTTGATAGTGCGGGAGTGACTAGATCTGTTTGCTCTGTTGGCCTGTCCTCAAAGACTCCGGCCTCCTCTAGTTTTGGAATTAGGTCTTCTTGTGATTGTCCCCTTTGATCTAGTTGAGATATTGCCTCAGTGGTTAACATTTCGCCCGCCCCCTTAAGCCCTAATCTTGTCGCATCTTGTTTCTTTCCTATCAATTCCTTATCCTTCTTAGCCCCCGTAACAGTTCCAAACTCCGACACATTCCTTTTAAATTTCTCTTTACTTACCTCCTTCCCATCCTCGAAAAACGTCCTCCCTGTATTTTTAGCATCCTCTGCCCTCTGCTTCTTCCTGTCGATAGCCTTCTGCTTCTGCTTCTCCTTGTCCTCGGCTGCTCTAGATATTGTTGCCATTATGGAAATATAAGCAAAGCCTTCCTCTGTTTAGTCATGTCAACATTATAATTCCTAGCTAGTTCTACAAACAAATACATACCCGCGACGATAAAAGAAGGCTTCAATAGAAAAGCACCCGTCCCCACAGCATTACCGAACAAAGTAAGGCCCCCCATAATCAAAGCCCTCATCCCAATAGAATACCAAATTTTACAATCACTAACTAACATCTTATTCATCTCCCACTCCCCGCAGTTAAGTCGTTTTGTTGTACTTCGAGCCCTTGGTTGGCGTCCTTCTTCTCGTCTGTTGCTAGGTTGTCTAGGAGAGATTGAGGGCTAATCAAATCGATCTTTATCCCAACTTGATTATAAAATTGCTGCTCGATATTTCTTTGCGCGTGCTCCCAATGCACTTCATGCCCGAAGGTTTCCATCTTCCCCCCGCTCTCGGTTGATCCCGAAGCACCAAACAAAACTAGAGGCAGGCCTAACTGTCTGTAAAATCTATTACGAGTCTCAGCCCTCCACTCCATTAAAATACTAGAGGGGTTAACTTGTACCACTTCCCAACTAAGTAAATTTTCATCGTCGGGGATAAACATGTCGTCCCCCAACTTACGCGCAGCCCTAACCTTAGCCACAAATGTATTTATCTTAGCTTCGTCGTCGGTCTTTAGCTTGAATACTATAAAGGGCTTGGCTTGGAATGATACAATCTTTTGCATCTCTTCAAAACTTTGATCGTCTGCTAGGATGGTTGTCTCTAGTGAGTCGATGTCACTTATGCCGTGGATTTGGTTGCCTACTCGATTGTGACAAAAATGGAGGATCTCCTCTCTGGGAAATTTTTTAATTTTTTTTGTTAATGGATTGTGTTGTTCATACCTAATGATCCGGCCCGATCCATTTACAACAATAGCCATATCCGCAGGGTTAAGCACCCTCAAATTAAGCAACTCTCCACTCTTAGGATCCCTAATAATCTCAGCATAAGCATCACCATAAACATACTTACAAATCTCCATATTAAATAAAATATCTTCAAACGTATCCTTCCCCCACCCATCAATCCTCTCCAAGATCACCCCGTTCCTAATAGATGAAGGGACGTACCCCTTCCCTACGTTCCAAATCGCTTTCATTAAGAAGGCAGATTTCAAATCTCCAACGGCGTTAAAATATCCCCAATACTCCGCAGCCCTTTGACATGTATAAACCGTTTCCTTTTGATCGCTTGGCCCGTCCATGGTTAACTGCGCGATTGCGTGGTCGTCTGTAGCCGCGTTGTTGCTTGCGACTGCCTCATCTAAGTCTAAATTCATACGATCACCTCAGAGGGTAGATCTAATTTAAGGAAGTTTGGATTGTCTGCCGTCCCGTTTCTATTGATGGGGTCGTGTTTGATGTAGCCTGTTAGGTTTGCGATTGATGAGTTTGTCATGTAGAAGGCGTTTGCAGTCAGCCTCAACACGTCGTCTTTTCTAAATCTAGTCTTCGGGATTGTTAGCTGTATAAGATTAGTCACTACTCCCCCACTGTCGTCTGTTCTCGTCTCTGTCGTGACTGTTGCAATATCGGTCTCGGTTGTGCCGTCCCACTTCCTCACCGTAAAAACAATATACATCCCGTTAGCATCTGCGGAGCCCGTCCCACCTATTCCCCATGTCACAGTAATATAAGCAGTACCCTCGAAGGCTATCGGTAATTTGAAAACTCCTAGATCAAAATCATAATCAAACAGACTTCTATAAGTTGTATCATCACTTTGAGGGAAGGCTGCCGAACTGTCCTCATCGTTTGAATAAGTAGAAGGGTTTGCGGTTAAAATATGCCCTGTGCCGACGCTGTCTTTAGTAGTAGCAGGGTAAAAAGAAATTAACCCAACCCCATCCCTAATATCTGAGTAAGGATAAGAAGCGACTGCCGCCTCTGTTGGTTGCTCGATTGGTTGGTTAGTAATTCCCACTATGTCACGCCCCTAATCTTAACCGTGTCCAAATCCTTCAAAACTTTGAGAGTTCTTACAAAAGTATTTTCGTTAATGTTGGCCGTGATAACCCCTTGGCTCCTAGGATAAAAGGCTGTCATGTCGTAGTTTATGATCTCTTTAGCCGCGTGGGTTGCAGTACACAACCTCAAAGTTTCTTTAACAGCGTCGGGCACATCAGCATACGAGACAACCCAATTCCTACGAGTCTCTACAACAATAGTCCCCTCTGCCGCCTCAATGTATCTGTCAATTATAGCAGAAGAGGCGATAATGATCGCGTTTGCATCAGCCCCGCACCGATCTAGTACGTCTTGTGTGGTTGCTAGGGTCACCATTATTTAAGCCCCGCCAATTTATCAATAATCAACTCAAGCAATTCACAAATAGCCATAGCCTCAATAGAGAGCACCGTCTTTTTAGCCTCTTTTTCCTTGTCCTTCTCACTCACTCCCTCTATCTTTGTATTTGTTGTGTAATTGTCATGGATTTTCATGCATAACTAGCGGGCCCACAGATTTAAAGACTTTTCGGTCTTGACTAACCAAGCAGCCCGAACAATTCCCTCGGCTACGTGTGTAAATCGCCCGTAGATCTTAACCCTGCTAAGCCCGTGATTGTCTTGAACTATATCCCATTGAACAGATCGAAGAGACGCCTTAACCTCCTCATCATTGAACAATTTGATCTCTCCCCTCTCACCCATCGCCCGAAGATTATCATGCATATCCTCATTAAATAGACGCTGTTTCCCTTCCTCGTTGTTGACTGAGATTGATCTGTTATTCATAGCAATTATCTTCGACTTCATGTTGGGAATATCTTGGAGATGATCCAACACAGAAACTCCCAAAGTACCCGCCCCTGCATCAATTCCAAATTTCCTACACTTCCACTTATTCGTGTACTCAACAATTAATCTCTCGTTCTCCGTGGTTAGTAGTAATTTTTTGGCAAAATGGTCTATATGGATAATATTAGTTTTGCTAATTCTTTTTAATATTTCTGCTGTGAAATGATCCCCACCCATCCGAGCCAAATCAGATCCCCCGAAATTCTTACCACCATCCTCTACCTTTGCCGCCCTATCCAACACACACACACGCTCAATCCACTCGTCACTGTATAGCTGCCTTCTATCCAAAGCGGCAATACCTAGGTACTCTTGAGCATAAACCATCTCGCTCATATCCTCCCTCTCCTCTGCCAAATGCACCTTCAAGCCTTCCTTTTGCTCCTCAGTCCATCCCGAACTTATTGGCCTTTCCTCAAGCACTTGCTCAGTATTCATCTCCCAAAATTTGAACCTAGCTTTCGGATCTTCTTTTAATATTGCTTTCTCATAATTACGCCAAAAATATCCCTCTCTACCGTTGAATGTCCCCCACATCCAAATACGCCCTCCCGTCGTCGCTAGAATAGGCTTAGCAGCATCAAAGAATAGATCGGGCTGCCAAGGAGCCTCATCAATCATTAAAACCTGTCCCTCAAATCCCCGAGCCGAGGCTCCTGTTGATCCGACAGGCTTAGCTAGTAAAATTCTTTTATTTCCATTAACATTAAGTATCAATCTGTTCTTAATTGGCTTGTCTTTTCCTTTGCCAACAAAACTCTTATATTTCTTCTCTGCGTAATTTGTGGCAAAGGCTATAATTAGTTGTGCTTGTTCTTCTGTCAGCGACGAGCAAATGATTTGTGATGTTGGATGTGGATTATAATGAGTCCTCAACCACTCAACAGCCTTCATAGCAAAAACGTGAGTCGCTCCAATCCTTCGCCCCTTAGTTAGTGCGATGTGGCTAGTCTCGTCTGCTATTATTTCCTTCTGCCAATCATCAAGAACTATCATTTGACCAACTCCTCAACTTAACATAAATCTCAGGCCTGTTTAACTCCAACCAAATGAAGAAAGCAAAGGGATTATTATGAGCCGAGATCTCACGACTAAACATATGATGCTTAACACAAAGAGTGATCCCGTTATCAATTTCAAGCTTAAACTTCTTCAATTCTCGAGGAAGAATGTGATGTGAGTTGAGGTGATTAGTAGAGTTACAAACAACACACCTAAAACCATCCCGCTCCTTGATCGCCAAAGCCCAAGCCTTATCCTCTTTCGTTAGTTTCAACCTCATACAAGCAAGCAGTCACTCTCTCTTTAAATAATTTTGTACGCACATGAATAAATTGATTGAAACACTCTCCCACAACATACTCGCTTCTAATCGTGAGATGCTTTTGGTTGTGCTTGGGGCCAAAATAGCCCACTTCTCAGTAGTTTCTTATGCCTAAAGTATAGAGAGAGTAACCTCACGTGACATCGTTGCATAGGACTTAATCAAGTCTTTAACGACGGGTTGGGGGTCTTTTCTTACCAATATATTCGCGTTAGATTAACATAATTGGAGGGCACTCGTCCACCTCACTAATAAGACTAAGTGGCACCCCGAGCAGAAGGTTTAATTTCATTCATACATCGAGGTCTTCTAGTTAATAAATCTTGCGTGGTCCCGCAGTTAATAAGCAGTTAATAAGCAACTCTTCATACATCAAGATCTTCCTAAGAAGTCTCACGCGCCTTCTTAGGAACTGTGCACCGCCTCGCAGAGGAAGCATAACCTTATTAAGTTAGTCTTCCTTAGAAAACGAGTTTTCTATAGTCACACTACTTGCATACGCTTGGGAGCCCCTCTGCTCGGCGCCTGCCCTTAGTCGTTCGGTGCAGTGGCCCTCACTCCCCCCCACTCGCGCGCCTATGTAAGCCAAGCAAAGCCGGAGGTCTTTGCGTTCTTGGGAGTCCGTTGGGGGTGCATGTAGATATTCGTTTAACCGAATAACTTTTGGGGCCTGGGGCCTGGGGCCTGGGGCCTGGGGCCACGTATTCCATGGGGCTTTATAAAGGAAATGTGGGCCTCTCTGGAAAGAGCGACCTTCAAAAAAGGGCGAATATAGGACCGGCCGTACCCCCCGACAAACTTCCTATTTTCAAGAGAGTAACCGAAAAGTATTTAAAGAGAGAGTGCGTCTTTCTTGTATGAATAACTCCTGCAACTCCTGCAACAACTGCGACTCCTGCTACTCCTGCAACTCCTGCAACTACTGCGACTACTGCGACTACTGCAACAACTGCGACTCCTGCTACTCCTGCAAATTCTGCGACCACTGCGACTACTGCAACTCCTGCGACTACTGCAACTCCTGCGACTACTGCAACTCCTGCAAAAATTTAGTAAATGGATTTATGTGTATTAATCTAAAATTTGATAAGAAGGATGAATCAAAACATTGGATTTTTAATAAGGAAGTTAGTAAAGACGAATGGGTTAAGAGGTTTGAGATTGGGAAGTCTACTGTTTGTTCTGGGTGTGGCAAATGAGTATCGGAGTATTTTGGAATAGCTTAATGTATCTGATCACAGGCAAGGACAAAGAAGAGCGGGAATTTAATAAAGATTTTAAACACGGCGGGGCTGTTCAATGAGTCACGCAGAAGTACGTCGCGATCGTATGAATAAGATTAAAGACTCTATGCAAGGAGCCCTCGACAAAGGTAAGGAAGTTAACGAAGAGAAATTAATTGCAATATGTTGTATCGAGTGGGGCACGACGACGAAAACAATAAAAGACTACATCTCAATGATCAAAATCGCAGGAGTGTTAAAGTATGGAAAGTAGCGACCCTGCACCTACGCCCGCACCAACCGCTCCCCCTGCTCCAACGCCTTCCCCTGCGACAATAGAGGCACCAATAGCAGAGGGCCAAGAATTATCACAATTACAAAGGGCCGACGCTCTAGTCAAGAACTTAGACGAGAGAGAGGCCCGCCTAAACTCTAAGATCGCGGATTTTGAGAAAATGTTGGCTGAAAGGATCCTTTCGGGAAGGGCTGATTTTGTTCCGGTTAAATCCCAAGACGAGAAGGACGACGACGAAGTTGAGAAGACACTAAAGTCTTACGATTACTAAAATGCACATTTACTTTATTCCTAGAGGCATTAGACACCAAATAGAGATCTTTGAGAAGTTTATTCAGTCCCAAATGTTCCCATGGAAGCGTAAAAATCACGAAACAGGCGAGGAGGTTGTTACAATGGTACAAGGAGCCTACAGGGACGCCGGACCACTTAAAGAATACGTATTTCCCGAGGAGTGCCTCCAAGAAGTTGTCAATATGCTAGACGTACGATCAAACGACTATGCAATCTCAGATTTTAAGATGGCTGCGATGAGGAAGATGGTGGGCGCCAAGAAAGTCCCAAAAAAGATCAAAACCCCCAAAAACTTCCCATTCCTAGGTCTAATCTCCCCAAAAGAAGACGGCTCAGTCTCATATCAACCTTACCGATTTGTAGAGAGTCAAGGGGTGGCTTTTCATGTTGTAGGGATTAGGAAAGATAAGCGGGGAGTCATGACCGAGAAGGACGGGGTAGAATGGGAGCAAGAGTTATTATGAAAATTCCATTCTTAACGAGGCTGTTGGAGATCAAAGAAACTCAACTTAGACTAGAAAGAGTCAAAATTAATAAACTTTGCCAAATTGAGGCGCAGCTAATTCTACTCGGTCAAAACAAAAGATTTAAATAGTTGTTCGGTTACCCGAATACATGACAAATGAGGCTACAAAGGTCGAACTATTCGGCGAAAATTCTGCGGGCGATACTATGGGCTATGATCTAGCCGCGTCAACAACTGTTTTTCCTAAAGGCTCTGTGGCTGTTCTAAATGCATCACCGAGGACTGTGGCAGTTTCTAGCGCTACAGGCGAGAAGTTTGTCGGAGTTGCTAGTGCCGAGAATGATATTTTAGACGCTTCTAATAGAGTCGGTATGTGGCAGAACGGAGTTTTTGATTTTGCGGCTTCTGGATCCATTAATGACGGGGATATTCTAATTACTGCGGAAGGTGAGAACTATGTTATGGCCTCCAATGCGGTTACTGATTTTACTACAGTCGTCGGGATGGCTTTGGCTGACGCTTCGGGTGGTCGAGTTGTTGGGAGAGTGAACAAATGAGCGAGGAAGAGACAGTTGCTCCAGAGGAAACTAAGGAAGAGACTAAGGAGGCGGAAGAATGACTTTTGATAAGACGGGCGAGGTTGATGTTAGGGCTTCGGTTATTGACAAACTTTTGAAAGGCTTTGCTAAGAGAATGTATAAGTTGAAACCTACGCTTAACATTACTAACACGGGCGCATGGACTAATAATTATTTTAGAGCGTCACCGGACACACTAACGGCAGGAACTACTCGAGACGTTGCAGGACTAGCAAGAGGCGAGGCTTTCCCACAGGCGAGCACATCTTTTGAGAAGGTTAGAACTGACATTTCCAAATTCGGACTAGAAGAGTCTCTACAATGGGAAGACATAATTGCGGGTGAGGTTGCTATTAGGGATCAAACTATAATGCGTATTGCCGAGGGAGTTGTATTTTCTGTTGATCGAACTATCTGGACGGGCCTAAGTACGGACGCATCCATTCAAAGTTTTACTATAGGTGACTCGGGAACTGAGGGCGGGGCTTGGGATCTATCAAGTGCTTCTATCATGGATAACCTAGAGCAAGCAGAAGAGAAGATTGGAGGTTATCATTACCCAACCGACAACCTAATCGTTCTAGTTAACCTAAGAGATAAGCGTTCGGTTATGAGATTTTTGTTTGATAAGGGTGCACAAATCCCATCAATCACAGATCAAAAGGTTAGAGCCGGAGTTATCGGAGTTCTAGGGAATAAGACTTTTATTGTTAGCGACGTTGTGACTACAAGTCAAGCGTTAGTTATGGTGCCAAAGAGGCAGACATGGAAGGAATTAGTACCTCTATCAACCGACTCCAGAATTGAGCCTTTGAAAGACGTAAGGATTAGGGCAGCAGAGTACGGAGTAATCCAAATCTCAGACCCGAAAGCTATAGTTTTGATCAAAGGGACTCTATCGGCTTAAACACAAGTTTTTTATAGTTTGTATTTCTAAATAACTCAATGGCAGACACTAAAATAAGCGATCTTACTCCATTAGCAGCAGCAGCAGACGCGGACGAGTTTGCTATTGTTGACGATGATGCGGCCACAACTAAGAAGATAACCGTCTCTGCTTTGATGGCAGGCCCTTATCATGATGGTTTTTCGGACTTCGTTGCCGACGAACATATTGATTGGACGGACGCCTCAGATGATCTATCCATTACTAAATCAAGCGCCAAGCTAACTCTAAAAACAGAAGACGCAACAAACCCGTCCATTGACTTCGTAACCACAAACACGTCTAACGGGATGAACATGCATTTAGACGAGGGCAGCGCCAACGACGATCTAGACATTGAGGGACAGACGGCAGGGGTTAACACAGAGGTAAGCGTAAAAGCTAAAGACGGACAAACAGCCTCACTAAGATTATATTCCGGAACTACTAATTATTCTAATTTAGTGATGAACGCCAACGATGATCTAAAATTCATAAACCTAGTCCAAGACAAAGATTTGATCCTTCAAGTTAACGACGGCGGGGTGAGTAAGATGCTTACTTTTGACGGATCGGCTAACGAGTTCAATATGGGAGATACGGCCCTAGGTACAACGGGGGCGATAGTGACCGGAGATCACGGGACAGCGGCCACCGATCAAGTAGTAAATATTTGCTATGGAACAGGCAGCCCCCCAACGGCCAACACAACAACAGAGGGCGCCCTTTTCATAAAGTACACGGCATAATGGCACTTACTGACAACCTAGTTTTTTACGCGGAATGTGCGGATAATGCGGCTACTACTGTCGTCGTGGACTCAACAGGAACAAGCAACGGAACAGCGTCGACAAATACCTCTAACTTAACAACTACAGGCTTCAGAGACAAGGCTTTCAATCTTAACGGAACGAGTGAATACATAGATACAGGCTTCACTCCAACAACCAACGCGGCTTTCACGTGGGTCATAGGGGTTAAAACTTCGGACACGGGGAACGATTGGGCTCTCTCTTCTAACGGCGGGGGTAACCTAGGTACGGGTATTAATTTTATAACGGTTGGGGGAAAGATGAGGGTTGAGGGTGGGGCAGGCTCGGGCTCTTCAACATTCGGCGACAGTACAACCTCGGTTAATGATGGGAATTGGCATTTGGTTGTTTTTTCATATGACGGGACAGACGGGAATATTTATGTTGACGGGGGATCATCGGAAGCTTCTGCAACATGGACCTCTCCGGCCTCTGTGACTAATTTAGATATTGGTAGGAGAACGGACGGCTCAGCGACGACGTATTGGAATGAAGATATAACAGCCGTGGGAGTGTGGGAAGGTGTTGCACTCACCGAGGCACAGTCTGCGGAACTCTGGAACTCGGGCAACGGCCTCGCTTATCCTTTCACAACAGGCCCAGACTTCACAGTTTTACAAGTTAACATCTCGGACGCTTGGAAGGCGGGGGCAGATATGCAGATCAACATCGGGGACACGTGGAAGGATGTGGTAGAGGTTAAGCAAAACATAGGCGACACGTGGAAAGACGTACTTTAGCAAAACTTATATAGTTTGAAATTCTTATTCTATTGCTCTGAGGATGTAGTTTCCAAGGGGAAGTCGGGGCACCGGCGGCGGGGGGCGGCTACACGTCCCCCTTTATATTCAATGGTAGATTTTTTATTAATGGAAAGCGGGGACTTTCTCCTCTTAGAAACAGGGGATAAAATTATTTTAGAAGTCTCACCTCCGGCAGTAGTATCTACAACCCCAACTAGGGGATCTGCTTGGTTTGGGATTACTAAAATGAGGGCTAAGTTAGAGCCCCCTAGAACTAAGATTTATCTTAACGAGGTAGTTGGAGCATTACGAAATGGTTAGCAAAAAGCAGAAGTCTGACGCAACCCTCGAAGCGATCCGATTGTCTGAAATGTTTAAGGCGGGTTATCTTGATGGTTACAGCGACGCTGTTAAAAAGAAAACTCCATGGAGCCGCATTTATAAAAGATGCGCGAAAGCGTGGAATAAAAGACTCGGCTTGTAAACCGAAAGACTTATATACTAGGTTGCTCTCTCTCTCTCATGATAAACACAAAAGAACTTATGGATCAAATCCAAGGCGATGAAGATCGTGGATTGTTACCAAAAGGATATACTGAATGGATGGAGGAACAATTAAAATAGTAATAAAAAAAATCATAGATGAGGATAAGGATTACTGGTGTTTGATGGATTGCGAATCGGGAACACCTTATTATTTTAATTCGGAATCGGCAGCTAAGAATCATGCTAAAAAATTAAAATTAACAGATTTTGCTGTAGGATTAGAAAATGGATGAGGGAGAATTGGCCGAGAGGATTATGTTTTTAACAAACAGTAAGGAGGTAGATGATGGAAACAACTAACACCATAATAATCACGCAGAAGAAACATAGTATAGAGGTCGGGCCTGCTAGCAACAGACATAAAATATATTACGACACGGTCAAAGAATTAACAGATCACGTCCAAGAACTCAAAGAAGCATCTTTTTGTATAGATGATATTTATGTAGAAGGGGGTAATAACTAATGGTTAAAGCAGATTTTAGTGGTAGCTTCCTAAACGTCGAGGGCATCGAGGATGGCAAGATTGTGACTGTTGTTGATAAGCCTTATTGTGAGGATAAGGATGGCACATATGGGCCGTACGTTTCGACTAATATGCAGGTTGAATTTGATGAGAAGAAAAAGATCTATTCACCTTCAAAAGAAACAGGGATTAGAATGGTAGCATCTTGGGGCTCTGAGATGGACGCGTGGGTTGGTAAGCAGTTTACAGTTAAGCACGTCAACACGAAGATAAAGGGAGAGACTAAAGTAGTACTTGAGGGCTACCCAACAGCATGAGGCCCTTTACAGAACTAGAGCAAGTCGGACTAACTCAAAAGTTTGAGGCGATCCAATGGGGTACTCCAACAACAGCGTTCGAAGCGCTTAGGGAAAGCTTAGACAAT